ATTCCATTCACATAAATCACCATCAATTAAATCTCCAAGATTATAATTTGTATTATAATAAAAATCTAATGTAGTTGAAGTAGAATTAACAACATATGTTTTTGAATAGGTTTCAAGTTGAAGTCCAACATAAGAATTTGTATTTGTGTTATCCCACCAATCATCATTTTGAGTTTCAAAATTAAATTCCCATCCTTGTTTTAGGGAAAGATTGTTTACATTTACTCTTGGATTAAAATAACCAAAATAACCTCTATTTACTATTGTAATAAAAAGTTCAGTTACGGGTCTTCCTTGATTATCAATTACATTTGTTAGGTCAATTGTTCCGTTAAAAGACACATTATAAGATTGTGAATCTTCCTTTGTTACAACTTTACCGACTTGGTCGGGTGTTAAATCTGATGGTTGAAATACTCTTGTGGTTCTAAAAGCATTTTGTTCAAAACCTGCGTTAGTTACAATGGCGTCTTTCCAATTAGTTATAACTTTATTTCTTCTAACGTAATATTGTGATTTTGATTCAATTGGATTTGATGCGTCAGCAATTTTAAAAAAGAAACCTTGTCTTCCATTGTCAAAAGTTCCGTTACCCGTATTAAAACCAAAATCCAAAATATTAAATATTTTTTCATTAGATTTTACGGTACCATTACCAAGGCTATAAACTTCAAAAATCATATCTCTATTTGTAACAATTCCTCCACTTGAGTTTTTGATATCAATACCTTCAAGTTTAACTGAATCTCCAATACTTAAATTATGTTTAACCGGACATTTAAATTGCCATAAATTAATTCCATTAAAGACCACATAATTCATTATGAATGGTAACCCTTGACTTGGTGTCCATTGTGTATCTGTTGAGGTATCTTTTAAGACCTTTGCATCATCATTTTCGGCGGCATAAGTTAAATAGAAATACCAATTATAAAAAGTGGATTCAGAATTTTCAAAAAGAACATGCGAGCCAGGGTCTTGTGTATAACCAGTGACATTGTTATCAGTTCTTATAAATGAAAATTCATTATATTGGGGAAATCCGGGCCATTGAATTGTTACATTTGTATTTAAAAAACTTTGTTCTTTTGTTTGTTCAACATTATAGTAAACCAAATTATTATTAAACGGGGGATAAGGAGCGTCCAAAGTCATCGCATTTCCTTTATAAGCATTTGAAAAAATAAATTGGAATTTGCTTGATGGTATATATAAATTTGACGCTTGTCTTTCGTTATCATAAACTTCGGGCAAACTAATTGATGCCAATCTATTAAATTCGTCCAGTTCTTTTTGTTTGCCTGATAAAGGTATAACAAGGTCAATTCCGACTTCGGGAGCTCTTTTATATCTTAAACTACCCTTAACAAATGTTATGTCATTTGAACTATTCATTTACCTTTGTTGTGTCAACGTATTTTGTTATAAATAGGTCCATAGCTGTTGAGCCTTTAATTAATCCAAAATAAAAATGAAAAGGGGTTCCAAATGTTAACGGACTAATTGGTGATGATGGCAAATTTGAAGCTGGTGTTAAGTTATTATTTGCAACGGTGTAATTTGCAATATATCCTTTATAGGCCTTTGTTAAATCTGGTTCTGGTTTAAAATACCCTGAACTTGGATTAAACCTATCAAGTGTTTGATAACCAATATTAGGATAGGTTGAGGTATTATATGTGTAGTTATTATTTTGAAAACCAAAAATTGTACCTGAATCGGGATATACATTATTCCATTGATAAAAAGGAACGTTTTGAGTTTTTATTGGAATATAGGTGTAACTTTGTGGCGCGGGTGGGAGTGGTAATGGTAAAGTTGAATTGTTTTCATTCCAAACTTTACGCCTTGGTGAAATTAAATCTCTCCACTGATTGTCTCCTGAAAAAATAACACCAAAATACGGTAAATTACTTGTCCCTCCATTAAGTCCTATTGTTAAATCAGTTGCAGCATAATTGTTTGGATTAAATTCTAAAATTCCAATTTCGGAATTGATTGATATCATTTGAGCATAATCTCCGTCAATAAGTCCTGGTAAATTTCCATCAACAAATACATTTCCATTTGCCCATCTTTGGTTTTGAAAAAATGCCTTTATTGATGGGTCATCACTCCCTTCAGTGTTTGGGTCTCCGTTTTCGTCTGTGTCTGGATTTCTAGGTATCAATAAATTCCAAAATGACGAATTAATCATTCTACTTAACATAAATACATTAAGTAAAGTTGATGTTTCTTGAAAAGTTGTTGATGGTATTCTATCAACAATATACCCATCGTAAACGTCAGAATAAACTAATTCTTGTATATATGGATTTTTTGGGCCTAAATCTAATATTGTTGTTGGGTATAACAAATTTTTGGTATTTCCGAATTCTCCATCCGCATTACTAAAGTCCTTTTTTTTCCCTATAAAAGTTGAATTAATTCCATCATATGGACTAGACCTATAAAAAAAGTTGTTAATTGTATCATTAAAATATACTAAATCTTTACAATAAGTTCTAGGTTTAATTGGTTGATTATTGGTATCAAATCTTGTTGTCAACTGAAAAGGAAATGCATAGAATGTACCATTAATCCAATTGTTTGAAAATGTGTGTGAAAAAATATCAAAACACGCAGCAAGTGTAAGTTTTGTTCTTTGTACCCATTCAACTACAGTTCTAACATCAGAATATTTAACAGTTTCTCCATTTCCATTAACCTCTTTGCGAAACAATGAAAGTACAGGTCTTGATACTAAATTGTAACAACCCTCTCCCCTTGAAAACCATTTATATTTTCCCTCTTTACTAAAACTTGGTTGGTTTTGTATGGCAGGAGTATTATTACTAACATTAACATAATAACTATTCAAATCAACTGCCTTTGTACAATCAGTAAGTGATTCAACAACAGTATTATCATATAAAGAATTATCAGCGTCAACTGACGCTTCCTGAATAGCCGAACTTCCACCTCCATAAGATATTACCACACAATCTTGTATATATTTAAAAATTCTAAATCCAGGATTTTGGTGTAAAAAATATCCCCAACCAATTAAGCTACCATTATTTGGTCTATCCGATGTTGGTAATCTGTCCGACCTAAATACGTTTCCAACAGGTGAAGCCATAGTAATCTCGTTAAATCCAAGGTCTCCTGAAAAATAAAGTGAATTTGTTGGTAAAGTATAATAACAAGGGGACATATAATTTGAACGTCTAGAAACACTGTCGTTTGCTGTCACTTTGTAGTTCCACCAACAAAACGCTCTTCTAAACGAGACTCCACTGTCACTAACCCAAGAACCACCACCCCATTTATTCTGTGGGTTAGGAGGTAGGTTAGGATTATCATAATACACATTAGCAACCTTACTATTTCCTTCGGCACCATATACCCAATCGCCACTTTCTCTACGTAAATACATATTCATTGCTGAGCCACCTTCAACATATTCATTTTTCCAATATCCTCCAACGTGATTTACAAGGTCATTTTTAACCCATGCATGGAAAACTAAAGAAAAAATTTTATAATTACCAAACACTAATGACTGAGTACATGTACCATCTAAGTACCATTGATACGGGACAGGTGACCCCCAAAAACCTTCATCATTATCACCAGAACATACAAATGTTGTTGAACATCCCCACCAATTGTTGGCTTGTTGTCCCAAATTAAAATCACCCGGTCCTCTGTCGGCTGTTGAACAATTAGGGTACGATGACGCCCCTCCTAATTCATTAGCTTGGTCTTTTATTCGTCTTCTATACCAAGAAGTTGTCATAAAGTTATTATCTTGTTCTATTGTTAGAACTTTTCCGTCAAAATTTGAATTTGTATTTTTAGCTGTCACTCCAATAGGAGTTCCCCAATACTCATTGTTTGCTATAGTTTTTGGAGTCCATCCACTATCTGTCCATAGTGGACCTGTTCCGTACGCCCCATCATAAGCATCAAGAACAAACCGCTTATTTAGTGCCGAATAATACTTATGATTAATTGTTGTCCATGAAGTATTGTAAGGGTCAATTCCAAGGTCTTCATTGACAAAGTATGAGTAATTAAAAAAATAACTTTTAAAGAATAGTGGGATTGTATTTTGATTACCTCCACACACACCTCCTATCATATTATCATATATCGCATTTGAATTACAAAAAGTATGTTCGGTTAAAGATAACCCATAAACATTTTCGTCAGAATTTGAAGCTTGAATTGGAATATTAAGATAAAAATCACCTTCCACTTGAAGTCCATTCTGACCATAATTTTCATACCCATACAACCGTGATAAGTCATATTTAACTTTAAGTCTTCCTGAATGCGGGTCAACTCCTCTTACTAAAAAACAAACAGCTGCTGTTGTTTTACCTGTAAAATAATTCCAAGTATCAAAATAAAATGTTTTTTGCGCGCCAGGGTTTACATTGTTACCTACGTTTTGGTCAAAAATTGGAAAATTAACGTTCTGAACACAAAGACCTCCTCCAATGTCTGTTTGATTTTCATATCTTATGTGTCGCTGAAACATGCAAGAGTTGTTAAAAATAGTGTTATTGTTTGGCGTTTCATTATAATCGCCATATCCCATATACGGACGTTGACTTGTGTCCAAAAATCTCCAAGCTAATGAAAACCTATTATCTCCGTTTTGGTCTAGAGGTGCTCTATTTGACCAATAATCTGTTAATTTTTCAACTTTTATAACTTGGTAATATTCAACGTCAGTTGGGTAACATGTTTTTTTAGCAACTGGGTCAGGGACTCTCGGTAATTCAAAATCACCAACCGAATTTTGATTACTATACATGTCATAAGTTGTAGTCCCAACTCCATCTGCAAATTTTGGTTTTGCGTATTTAACATCAATAGTTAATGGCTTTTGATATATTCCATTAGTTTCATTTCTATTTGGGTCAGAAGAATCACTCGGTTTTTGGAAGGTAATTAAATCCCCTTGTGTTAACCCTGTTGTATCGTCCAACACTAAAACAATAACATTGTCGTAGTGGTTTTTATTAATATTTTGTGGAATGTCAGAAGCAAACTGAACTTTTATTTGGTTCCATCCAGTATTACCTGGACTAAATGAACCAAATAAACCAAAATCATCTCTGTCAAAAAATTTAGCCTTTGTATTAAATAAATTTAACCTTTCAACTATTGGTAATTGTGTTGACCAAACATCCGTTAATAATTGACCATCATTTTGATTTCCAAACCAAGGCATTCTATTTCTATATAAATCACTATCAGCGTTGGCTCCGACCGCATATGGTGCTAAATCAGCAAGTCCTTGATGTACAGGTCCAAGAGTTCCTTGTTGTGTATTTGGTATATAGAAATTGTCTTTTGACCCCAAATTTGCAAGATTAGAAATATTTATCAAAGACAATTGATTAATAACATTATTTAATGCTTGAGAACTAGCGTTATCAGTAACATCAACTTGGTCAATATTACATTTGCAAGCTTGACATCCGTCTTCAGTAGAAAGTATTAATGGTAATTTAATATTTTTAAATGGATTATTATTAAATATAGATAAAGTAATTTCAGGATACGCAGGACAACTAATCGTATTAAAATCAAATAAATCTAAAACCTTATTGATTGCATTACAAATTACAACAATAATTCCATATATAACTTGAAAAAGTATTATTATTAATGCGATTACTGGCCATAAAAATGCCAAAATATGAACAACAACTATTAATGGAATAAAGATAAATTTTAAAAATCCCAAAATTGCACTTATAATTATAAAAAATATATCATATCTATAATAAGCATCATTTGTTGGAAATTGATTATAAATTCCGTCACATTTGTTATCCGTAATGTGTTTTATCTGTACCGTTCTTTGTGGTAAATAAAGTTTTATACCACCTGAAGTATACCTATCAATTAACTGCGAAATAGTATAAACTTTATTATATTCAAACTCATAAAATCTGTCCTCGCAATTAATTGCTTCAGTAATCATTTCTGTTGTTCCGTATTCGTCCCAATTAACGCTAAAAGCATATGAAGATAATGTCTGATAACTTACATCATTATATTCTATGAAGGACACACTTCCGTTTATATTTGTATCAGATAATACGTAATTAATTCTAATATCAGTTGGAACGGGATTTAAATTAGGATAAGGTATTATTGTTTGATATTCGGGTTTTTCTATCCAAGTATTTCCGTTATTATAACTAAATGATATTGTATAAGAGTCAACATTTGACGATGATTCAAAAACGTAATAATTAGAGGTGGTAAATCCTAGTTCTACATTATTTTGAGTTTTTTGTAAAGTTTGTGTAAGTGTTGATGTATTTTGTAAAGTAGGGTCGTCATCTGAACTTGTCCATCCCCATTCTTTTATATTTGGAACCAAAAAATATGCTCTTTTATTTTCATCATTTATAAATGTTGATTGATTCCATTTAACTTTAAACCTGTATTTACCTTTTGTTGGAACTCCTCTACTTCCATCAGGTGAAATTTGTCTATTTCCAAGTTCGTCGGTATACACGTAATCAAGGTTCATCGGGAGTTCAATAAGCCAAGCCCCATTTTCATCAATTACTTTTCCGTCTTTTTCTAATAAAAAACTTTCCAAAATTGGTCTACCATCTGGTGAAATATTTGTGGTTTGCCTTACTGTTTCAATTGAGCCAGGTCCCGCAATCATATCACATAACCAACCTTGTTTTGCCGGAACTTTGCAATTTTTTCTTATTTTTCTTTTATCTTGAGCCGAAAACATAGAACCCATAAAAACCGAAGTCGGTTGTATTTCAACAAAGGCTTCAAGTGTCAAATCAAAATCCGCTCTTGTAATATAATAGTCGCATATTTCTTTTTGACCATAAAAAGGAGCCACCTGAATTCTTTTTGTAAGAGTAACAATTTGTGGTAATTCACTATAATTTTCAGAAAACTTAAATCTTGTTCCATCAATTTGAGCTTCAGTCGCTCTTCCGCTTCTTAACAAATCTTGTGGTGTTAATGAAAACTCACCAATGTCAGATAAGTCAACTTGCATAAACAAATCATGCTGCCCAACAGGAATTCCAAAAATCATAAAATCACCAGCATTATTAGTTTTAGCTGTGAACTTATAATATTTGTCATAAACCTCAACAACACTTTGATTGTTTAATGCGTCAATTCTATCAGGAAAAGTTCCAACTGGTACGTGTCCGCTATGTGATTGAGTGTAAGGTAATAGGTTATATTTGTATCCATCTTCATTAAATTGTTCAAAATTTTTATATGGATATAGTGTTGATATTACAGGGTTGTCTGCATCCTCATCTTGTAATGGTATAAAAATAGCGACTTTGGCGTTTGGCATACCAAAACCATTGTTTGAAAAAACCCTACCACATACCACTCCAAACTCCGCACAATTTCTTATGTAGATATCATTTGGAAAAATTGCCAAAGAAAGTAACTCTAATTTGTCGTAATCTTGGTCTAATTTTACTTGTAAAAACTTATCTTTACCTATTTCGGTTTTAATCCTATATGACTTTGGCATAACTATTTTTTGATAAATAGTTTAAGTCAATTTTTAAAAAAATAAATGATTATATTTTTTTAGGAGAAATTAACCGTAGACAAGTTCTTAACTGCAATTTTAATATCGGTTGAATCGTATCTTACCTGATACATTTGATTTGTTTGAGCGAAGATTGTATCATCAATTAATTCAATTTGTCTTGTTGTTGAGTTTAAGTATCTTTGAGATGTTTCATCTGAAGAATATTTTCCTCCAACTTTGTTAAAAACCATTAAATCTGAAATTGATATTACCCCGTTTTCTGATTGTATTATTCTTCTTATTTCCGAAATATTAACATTTTGCCCCATTTCCCTATTTGATGGTGACATAAAATTTGAAATTTTGATAATAACATTTGATATTATAACACCTTGATTTTGACTTGCATCTAAAACAAGTGATATTTCAAATCCCAAATCAATAACACTTGCGGATTTAACCAAAATGTAATCATTTATCATTCTATAATTTGACAAATAACTTGCAATGTTTGACTTTAAAGTTTCTGATACAAGATTTGTTAATTTGGATGATGTATCATACGACAAAACATTAATCATTATTTTATTTTCTTCCTCTGTAATTGCAACTTTTGCTGGTGCCCCAAATTGTGATGGCATATTTCTTATTAATGAATCATAATCGTTTACAGTTACCGCTCTATCTTGCGCCGCAAAATTAAACCCAACATAGTTTCTTATTTCTTCAGTTGTTGGGATGTTTGCCCCACCAATCGCAGCTGTCGTATTATTAACTTTAAGTGAATTAACAACATTTTGATTTATGGTTCCTGATGGTCCATTAACCGCAAAATTTATTGTTCCAATGATATTGATTACTCCAACACCAAGATTTGATTGAAGTCCTCCTCCTACTCTATATTGAACAAATAATGTTGAGTTTGGTTTTAAAACCGAACCAAGAGCAAAGTTATTTTGAAACTTCGCCAAGTTAAGTGGTTGCCCGTTTCTTGCAAAGTTCCTTAAAAGTTCATCACTTGACACATTACCTCCACCAAATGTAATTTTTGAAAAACTTTCCGGTGTGTATTCTGTAATAAATCTACTATTTGTTTGAATGTATTTTCCAACTTTAATTCCAGGTCTGTCTGAAACTTTTGTTGGGTCTTCAATAAAAATTCTGTCTTCAGCCAAAGCTTTAACTTCGTACCACCTGTTTGACGCTCCCAAAAATTCTTGAGCTGATGGCACATTTGTATATGCCGTTCCGTCTTTTAAAAGAACACTTGTAACTCCTAAAACATTTCTTTCAGGTAAAAAAAGTTCATAAAATGGTCTTGACTCTGATTGAGTTATTGTTTTTCTATAAACTTTTGTAATTCCATTTACTACTGGTTCTCTTTTAACAATTGTATAATTAATAAGTTGATTTGATGAATTAAAATTTGGTATAACCAATCTATTAACAATACCCTCACTATTAAAATCAGATGCAAAATTTATATCATATGCGGTTTCAAATACTTGTCCCGCACCTAATACTTGACTTCCCCTTCTAATTATTCCACAATAACTTAAATCTTCAGCATCACCAAGTGCGGGTACCGTTATTGAAAATTCACATAACGCAACTGATGGTCTTTGACCCGGTATTTTAAGTCCGTAAGTTCTTGCAATGTTATAAATTGATGACCTTTCTTGTGCAAATTGGAGTACAGTTTCCTGTAAACTTCTGTCTATATGATAATGTAAGTTGTCAGTAACCGCAGCATTTAAATCCATAAACACGCTGAATATGGCGGCATCATTAAAGTTTTGGACTAAATCGGGATAATAAGTTTTTGTATAATTAATTAACTCATTTCTAATATTTTCAAAATCCCTCGTTGTGTATGAAATTTGTTTTGCCATATTACTTAAATATTTATAATAACAAAATCTGATTTATTGAATGCATCAGTTGTAATAGTATAATCAATTTTAACTTTTGCTGTATATTCAATATAACTTTTACCAGGAATATCGTAAGTGTTATTAATTATTTCATTTTGAGTTGTTACCGTAACATTAGTTAAATCTTCAGTTGCCGCATATACTGATATGTTATTGATTTGCAAATTTGGAATATATGTTTGGACTGAGCTCCTTATCTCGGCCTCAATTTGATTAAATGTTGGTCCGTCTAATGGTTCAAAAATATATTCGTATAACCTTGTCCCAAAATCAGGTAAAAAATATCTCGCTCCTTTTCTTGTTAGTAATAAGTGAATAAGATTACTTCTTATTTCTTGGTCATCGTAATCTGTTAAATCTAAATACTTACCATCAAATGAATCCCTAAAAGGAAAGGTTATACCATAAGTTTTTCCGTTTGCCATATTATATAAATATGGAAAAATTAGATTTCATCAATATTATAATAATAACTATTGCCATCTTCTGACACCCATCTATCTGAACTCGTTTCAACTGATGGTAAAAAATCATCAACCTTAATTTCTTTTTTTTCAATTGGAAAATTTATGGTCACCCAATTTGAATCTTTCCAAAATATTCTGTTGTTAGGTTGACATAACAAATATCCTTCATCCGAAATTAATATATGTCCACATTTATAGTCAGATGGTTCATCTGAATATGGGTTATTAAACCAATCAATTGTCATTAGATAAGTTGCCCAAATTTTTGTTTTATCTTTTAAAATAATTTCAGCTCTTTTTCCTTTAAGGAATTCAAATTTAATTACAGAATGAGTTTCGGAAAAACAATCCCATAGTTGTTTAAAATGATATGGAATATCTTTTTTTGGTTCTTTAATGAATATTTCAGATATTGGAACTCTTGACCTTAACATTCCATAATCAGTCATAATATGAAATGTTAAAATTTTTCCCGATATTGATTGTACTCCAAATGCATATGCGTTATGAAATTTGTCTTTATCTTCCTCTTTTTTAGTAAGATGTGATAATCTCACCAAACATTTAAAACTATCAATATTTGAATTTAAAATATTCATTCTTTAAGAAGAACATCCAAAACATTCAAATTCGCTATTTTCAGGTTTTGATGGCAAATTAAAATGACTATAATCTACTTTTGGAGGTTCAGGTGTTACATTTGGTTTTTTAATTTTTGAAATGTCAACCGCCAAGTGTTTTGCCCCTGTTGATATTGCCTTTGTTCTAACATAATAACAAAGTGTCTTTAACCCCTTTTCCCAACTATAAAAATGTGATGAATTAATTTTTGATAGTGTTGGGTTTGCCATATATATATTCATAGATTGTGATTGGTCAATAAATGGTGCTCTATCCGCCGCCATATCAATAAGTTCCCTTTGTGAAATTTCCCAAATTGTTTTATACTTTTGAATAAGGTGTTCAATTCTTTTAACTTTTGAATTATACCTTTTATCTTCTTGGTCCAAATAAGTATTAAAATTAATTCCTTGTATTGAACCTTCGTTTATAATAATTTCATTCTTTAGGTCCTCACACCAAATTCCAATCTTTTCAAAATCATTAATCAAATATTTGTTAACAATCATAATCTCTCCACCAACAACACGTCTGTTAAAAATAGCTGAGTGAGCCGGTTCTGTCATTTCATATGACCCTGTAATCTTTGCCGATGAAGCAACAGGCATTTGAGCGGTAAATAATGAATTACAAACACCATATTTTTCAACATTCTGTTTTAGAATACCCCAAGGCCATCTTCCTGATAAATCTTCTTCTTTTAATCCCCACATATCAAATTGGAATTCCCTTTTTGACATTGGTGAACCTTCAAAATAATCATAAGGTTTATATTCACCATCAATACACAATCTGTTACTTTCAGTAATTGCCGCAAAATAAATTGTTTCAAAAATTTCTTTATTTAGTTTTTTTGCTTCTTCTGATGTAAACATATAGTCCATAAGATAAAACACATCAGCAAGTCCTTGAGTTCCAATTGCAATCGCTCGTTGTTCTCTTCCACCTTTTTCTCCTTTATTTGTTGAATAGTTATTAATATCAACAACTTTATTTAAAGCTTTAACAACTTTACGAGTTTCGTTATATAATAATTGGTGGTCAAACTCTCCATCCTTGATAAAGTTTTTAAGTACCATAGATGACAGGGTGCAAATTGCGGTCGTGCTTTCGTCCGTGTATTG